AAAAAAACATGTTTTCAAATAATTATTGAGAGGGCGGAAGATGACAACCGGATTAGCACCATTATTACCAATTGAATCAAGCAGGTTTGAATTGATTCAGGATTATCCAACTTTAGTAACACAGAATCTTAAGATGTTGATACTCACCAACCCTGGTGAGCGCATGATGGATACTAATTTTGGCGTGGGACTTAAAGCGTACCTATTTGAACTAAATGACGAGATGACCTATGAAGAGATAACGTCTCGAATTCGCTCACAAGTGGCACAATACATGCCCTTTGTGGAGATACAACAAGTTGCATTCAAAACGCCCGAAAATGATCCTAGTTTATTTCCTCATGATGTACATACAACAATTACATATAAAATTTTGCCTTTGCGAATGACGGGAATGCTGCAGCTTGATACAAATACGAACTAATTATACTGAGGTAGGTGCATGTCAAAAAAATTAGAGGCCATCGATTACACAAGCAGAGATTTTGCATCAATCCGCAAAGATCTAGAAAATTTTGTAAAAAGATACTATCCCAACACCTACAAAGACTTTAATCAAGCAAGTTTTGGCTCTCTTATGTTGGACACCGTTTCCTATATTGGGGATATCCTGTCTTTTTATGTTGATTACCAGGCAAACGAAAGCTTTCTAGATACAGCTATTGAATATAATAATGTCGTAAGGCTTGTGCGTCAGATGGGGCTTAAGCTCAATCCAAATCCCTCCTCGTATGGAATTTTGACGTTCTACATAAAGATCCCGGCTTCCACCACAACGCAAGGCCCCGACACCAACTATGTTCCTATTCTTAAGGCCGGCTCCGAGTTTACCGCCGATACGGGCGGCTTTTATACCCTCCTTGATGATGTTGATTTTCAGAAAGAACAAAATCAGATAGTAGTAAGTGACGCGGGCAGCACGGGAGGCCCCACTCATTTTGTAATCCGCGCACAAGGCCGCGCGGTTTCTGGACGCCTAGGTCGCGATCGGGTTTCTCTGGGAAATTTTGAAAGGTTCAGGAGGATACCTCTTTCGATAGCAAAAATTAATAACATTGTAAGCGTTTACGATGTGGAAGGTCATCGTTACTATGAAGTAGACCACTTAACTCAAAACGTAATCTATAAAGCTGTGAGGAATACAACGGCTACTCGAGCATCTGTTCCCAATATTTTAAAACCTTTCCCTGTTCCTCGAAGGTTTACGGTTGAGTTCGAAAATGGAAAAACATTTTTGCAATTTGGATATGGCTCCGATTCCGAACTTTCAACTAGTTCTGTGGTCGACCCGGGCAATTTGATGCTTGATATGTTGGGTCGCGACTATATTACGGACACGGGCTTTGATCCCACGAAGCTTCTCAACACAGATAAATTTGGTATAGCCCCTGCAAATACCGATTTAGTCATTTCATTTCGATATAACACAACTTTAGATGTTAATGCTTCTGTGAATTCAATTACGGAGGTGAGCCGACCCATAGTTATCTTTCAAGAAGAAAACTTATTAACGGGCCCAAAAAGATCGGCTGTTGTTGAGTCGGTGGAGGTAGTAAATGAGGAACAGTTTGTGGGAAGCATCGCTCTACCAAATTCAGATGAAATTAAGCAAAGAGCATTTAGTTATTTTGCTACACAAAATCGTGCGGTAACAGCTGAAGATTATAAGGCTATTTGTTATGGGATGCCTGCAAAGTTTGGAAGGATTAAGCGAGTAACTATAGTTCGAGATTTTAATGCTTATAAGAGAAATCTAAATTTATATGTGGTTTCTGAAAATGAGAGCGGTAAATTGACTGTTCCAAATGCTACTTTGAAAAATAATATTAAGAATTGGATCTCACAGTATAAAATGATTAATGATACTATCGACATTCTTGATGCAAAGATAGTAAATTTTGGTATTGAATACGAAGCAGCAATTGATATGAGCGCTAATCAATATAATGTTATCAATCTAGCTGCTAGAGCATTGGCCAAGAAATTTTCACACTCCTATGATATTGGAGAGCCAATTATGATATCTGAAATTTATAAAACTCTTAATAAAGTCGAGGGTCTTTTAGATGTCATAACTGTTAAGATAGTTGAAAAATCTGGTGCCTCTTATAGCGGAACTTCTTATGATTTTGCCGCCAACACTAGTGCAGATAATTTGCGTATTTTAGCAGAGGAAAATGTCGTTTTTGAAATGAAATTCCCGAATACAGATATAAGAGGAAGCATTAAGTAATGGGGTTTAAAAGATATACAGGTAGCGCCGACACTACTATTACAAATGCTTTTAAGGCAAGCCTGACGGCCAACAGCCGCGGCACTGGCTCTAATATGGGCTATGCAGATTCCATAGAAGTATTCTCTATATATGGACAAAACTCCGGCTCCTCACTCGGCAAGTCCCAGGAACTTTGTCGAGCTATGGTAAAGTTTCCTATTACTGCAATCAGCGCAGACAGAACCGCTGCAGCAATTCCAGCCAGCGGCAGTGTTAATTTTTTCCTTAAGTTAAGCAATGCAAAACATCCTTGGACTTTGCCACAAGATTTTACTTTGGTAGTCGCGTCCGTTTCTCGTTCGTGGGACGAAGGAACTGGCCTCGACATGGACGAGTATTCAGATTTGGGTAAAGCCAACTGGATGTCGGCTTCTACCACCACAGCATGGACAAATATCGGAGGAGATTTCCGGGATGACAACGAGGCTTCGGATGCACCGGTTTATCGTCAGACTTTCCCGCTGGGCTATGAAGACCTAGAAATTAATATTACTCCGACCGTAGAGAGGTGGATGCAGACCTCAGGCACCGCGCTTCATCACCCCAATTATGGATTAGGAATTTTCTTAACCTCAAGCCAGGAAGCCTATGCAGCAGCCGCGGCAGCGAACGGCGTGATAGAAAACACCGGCGGCGCCGAGATCTCTTATTATACAAAGAAGTTCTTCGCGCGCTCAAGTGAATATTTTTTTAAGCGCCCGTGGATTGAGGCACGATGGGACTCTCGGGTCGAAGATGATCGCGGCGGCTTTTACTATAGTAGCTCAATGGCTCCAGCAACCGATAATTTAAATACTCTTTATCTATACAATTATGTCCGCGGCCAGCTTACGAACATCCCCGCTATTGGTACCGGTCTGGTATATGTTTCTCTCTTTTCCGGAAATGCCGGCAACACGGCCCCATCTGGAATTCAGCTTTTGTCGGGCGGAGCGACCGTAGTAACTGGCGGTTATGTGAGCACCGGTATTTACTCAGCATCTATTTGTATGACCTCTTCTTCCGCCAATGGCGCGCCATCTAAGCTGTTCGATCTGTGGTGCTCGCTGCCGACTGGCTCTACTCAATACAAGACTGGTTCTATAAGCACAAAAACTTTTCGAAATTTTCAGGGCGCGCCAACATTCGAGCGGCATACAGCAATACAGAATTTACAAACCTCTTATAGAAGGAACCAAACTGTACGCTTTAGAACTTTTGTTAGAGATAAAAACTGGAGTCCAACGATTTACACGGTCTCTACAACTGTTAATCCTACAGAGGTAATCGAGAGTGCGTCTTATAGGATTCTTAGGCTTGTTGATAACTATGAAGTTCTTCCCTATGGTACGGGAAGCGAGTACTCAACATACTTGTCTTATGATGTCAGCGGCAATTATTTTGACTTAAGTATGCTGGAATTAGAGGCTGGATATATGTATGGAATCAAATTATCTTACTATAATGGTAGTGTAGCAACTTGGGTGGAGCAACCAGAAACGTTCAAATTTAGGGTTGATGAATAATTAGGATATGAGTTTTAAGCACCTTTTTGACAAAGCACAAACTCTTAAATCGCTTTCCAACAAATCAGCTGATCAAATTGGATCTGCGATTGAGTCGGCGCAATATCAAAAAGAAGACATTATAAAAGAGAACAGGTTTATACCTGCTGTCAATTATGCAAGTGCTTCTAGCTTTGCCCGCTACGGGTCCGCAGAAAAATATTATGCTGAATCCATAGATCGAATTTGGAAGACATATCCCTATGATGGATCTCTGCGAGAGAGACTCCAGTGGGAAAATGAATCTACCGAAATTGATCTTTATCTTTATGACAACCTTTACCCGCGCAGTACCGGCTATATTCTTATGTCGCCCGCCGGCTGGGGCACCCAAGCCTCCACAACAAATGGCTACGGACTCCCTAGCGATTTAGAATATATCTATTTGAAGGGCGGCCCACACCCAAATCCAGATGGGATGTCTCCCACCTACTTACAGTTCACTGGGTCTAACTATTATGAGACTGGGTCCAATAGGGGCTCCAATCTTAAATATGATTTATCGGGGGACGGCGTAACTTTAGAGTTCTGGCTCAAAAAGGATGCTTTTGACAATACTAAGACAGAAAAGGAAGTTATTTTCGATCTTTGGAATGGTAGCGACCGAGTTCAAGCTACTGCAGTCGA